CGCCGCCCCTTGTACCCTCCCCGCCTACAGTCCCGCCTCGTTGCCGCCGCTCGCGCCCGTGACGACCATGCCCCTCATTGCAACGCACTGCTCAACCCAGCAGGCGCCCCACGCACTGAGGATTCCCGGCATGAAGAAGTTTCGCAGCAACTGGTTCCGCGTCGCCGTCGAGGGCGCTACTTCGGACAAGCGCACCATCAAACGCAGCTGGCTGGAACAGGCCGCCAAGAACTTCAACCCGTCCACCTACGGCGCCCGTATTTGGCTGGAGCATTTCCGCAGCCTGTTGCCCGATAGCCCGTTCAAGGCCTACGGCGATGTCCTGGCAGTGAAAACCGAAGAGGTGGACATCAACGGCCAGAAAAAACTGGCCCTGTTCGCCCAGGTTGAGCCCACCCCTGAGCTGATCGCCATGAACAAGGCGAAACAGAAGATCTACACCTCCATCGAAATCGACGACAGCTTTGCCGACACCGGCGAAGCCTACATCGTCGGGCTGGCGGTCACTGACTCGCCCGCCAGCCTGGGCACCGACGTCCTGGCGTTCTCAGCCCAGAAACCGGACGCCAGCCCCTTCAAGGATCGCCACTACTCGGCAACGTCGATGTTTACCGAGGCGGTGGAAACCGAGTTGAAGTTCGAGGAAATCGAAGAGAAGCCCAGCATCGGCGCCCAGTTGTTCAACAAGGTGCAAGCGCTGCTGACCGGCAAGCAGGCCAAAGACGACACCGAGTTCGCCCAGATCGGCGAAGCCGTCGAAGCCATCGCCGAACACGTCAAGGATCTACCCGACCAACTGGCCGCCGAAAAGAAATTCTCGGCGGGGCTGAAAACCCAGCTCGACCAAGTCAGCACGGAACTCACGGAGCTGAAAAACAAGCTCTCTACCACCCAGGACCACAGCCAGAAAACGCGCCCGCCTGTAACCGGCGGCAATGACTTGGTCGTGACCGACTGCTGACAGTCAGCCCAACCACAGCCCGAATCATGAAGGACGATCAACATGCGTAACGACACCCGAGTACTGTTCAACGCCTACCTGCAACAACTGGCGCAACTGCATGGGGTGACTGACGTCACCACTAAATTCACCGCGAACCCAAGCGTCGCCCAAACGTTGGAAACCCGCATTCAGGAATCCAGCACCTTCCTCAGCGCCATCAACGTCTATGGCGTCCAGGAACAATCGGGTGAAAAGATTGGCATCGGCATCGACGGCACCATCGCCAGCACCACCGACACCACCGTCAAAGACCGCGAACCACGCGATCCAAGCGGCCTGGACGACCGTGGGTACACCTGCACCCAAACCAACTTCGATACCGGTCTGCGCTATCAGAAGCTGGACCAGTGGGCCAAGTTTAAGGACTTCCAGGCACGCATCCGCGACGCCATCATTAAAGCCCAGGCCCTCAACCGGATCATGATTGGCTGGAACGGCATCAGCCGCGCCGCGACATCCAACCCGGTCACCAACCCGCTGTTGCAGGACGTCAACATCGGCTGGCTTCAGAAGATGCGCCTGGAGAACCCTGCCCGGGTTCTGGATGAGGTGGTGGCCGGTAGCGGCAAAATCGAAATCGGCGCCGGAAAGGATTTTGAAAACATCGACGCCCTGGTCGTCAGCATGGTCAACGAGTTCATCGAGCCTTGGTATCAGGAGGACACCGAACTGGTGGTCATCTGCGGTCGCCAACTGCTGGCCGACAAGTACTTCCCGATCATCAACAAGGTCCAGGCGCCGACCGAAATGCTGGCGGCTGACATCGTCACCAGTCAAAAACGGCTCGGCAACCTGCCGGCGGTTCGCGTGCCGCACTTCCCGGCCAACGGCCTGCTGGTGACCCGCCTGGATAACCTGTCGCTGTACTGGCAGGAAGGTACTCGCCGCCGCACCGTTGTGGACAACGCCAAGCGCGACCGCATCGAGAACTACGAATCGGTGAACGAAAGCTACGTCATCGAAGACCTAGGCTGCGCGGCCATGGCCGAAAACATCACCCTGAACTGAGGCGGCCATCATGACCAACCCCTGCCGCCGTCATTTTGAACGAGTCACTGCCGCCATCGAGTCGGCAGCGACCGAGCCCACCCAAACCATGGCCGGCGCCACGGCCTACGAGCACCAGCTCAACCAGCTGCTGCAAGACCGCCTGCGCCTGAAACAGGTCCAGTCCAACCAGGGCAAGGCCGAACTCAAGCGCCAGTTGCTGCCGAGCTATGAATCCTACGTGCAAGGTGTGCTGGAAGGCGGCCAAGGCGCGCAGGACGAGGTACTGACCACCGTCATGGTCTGGCGCTTCGATGCCGGTGACTTCACCGGTGGGCTCGACATCGCGACCTACGTGCTGGAGCACAAGATGGTCATGCCCGACCGTTTCGCCCGCACCTTGGGCTGCCTGGTCGCCGAGGAAGTCGCGACAGCAGCCTTCAAGGCTCAGAAGGTTGGCGAACCGTTCGACCTGGCAATCCTGCACCGCACCGCCGAACTCACCGACGCCGAAGACATGCCCGACCAGGCCCGCGCCAAGCTGTTTCTCGCCATGGGCCGCGCCACGCTGGAAGGCATCACCGAAGAGACCCCAGGACAACCCGGCCAGCTTCAGGCCGGTGTGGATCTACTGAAAAAAGCCATCGCCCTGCACGACGCCTGCGGTGGCAAGAAAGATCTGGAGCGGGCCGAACGCCTGCTCAACAAACTTGCCGGCCCTGCCGGCTAACCGAGCGTCCCCACGCACCCCGCCGGCTCGGGGCGGATCGGCCAGGCCGCTCCTCCTGAACGTGAAGCCCGACCACCGGCGACCTATTTTTTGAGTGCTGTTCCATGAGCGGATTCGTAGCCAGCGGCCCCGTCGCCAGCGGCCATATCAACACCGACGCCTTCTGGCCCTCGATTGATCTCGATGAGCTGCGAGCCACCCTGCGGATCGATGCCAGCGTCACCGCGCCACGTTTGGAAACCGCCGCCGTTGCCGCCGCCATCAGCGTCAACCGCGAGCTGAGCGGATGGCGCGCAATCCAGCAGGCCGCAGGCCATGCCGAACTGGCAGACGTTCCCGGCGAAAAAATCAACGACGTATCTGTCCTGGTGCACCTCTACCGCCGCGCCATCGAAGCCGCCACCGGCGCCGAAGTTTGTGAGCGCTACCGCTCCTACGACAGCACCAACAGCGGCAGCCAGAACGCCGAAGACCTCACGCCAAATATCGACGACTACCGCCGCGACTTGCGCTGGGCGGTGCGTGACTTCCTCGGCATCAACCGCACTACCGTGGAGTTGATCTGATGCCCGTCATTGTCCTCGCCTTTCAAAACGACACCGTTGACGCCCTGTGCTGGCGTCACTACGGCCGCACCGCCGGTGTAACCGAAGCAGTACTCGAAGCCAACCCTGGCCTGGCCGACTACGGGCCGATCCTGCCCCAAGGCCTGGCCGTGCAGATGCCCGAAGCTCAGACGGCCGCGCCACAGCGGCAGATGGTGAACCTATGGGACTGACCACCTCCAACCAAGGAACCCCGCGCCATGGCTGATCCGACTTCCAGCGCCGTAACTGGCGTTGTCATGGGCCTCGGCCTGGCGACCGCCATGCCAATCATCGACGGAGAAGCCCTGTTCGGCGCGCTGCTCGGTGCCTGGCTGGTGACCAGCACCAAGCACGACCTCAAGGTATGGCAGCGGCTAGGTTCGCTGTTCCTGTCCGCGGGCGTCGGCTACCTGTTCGCCCCGATGGCCTTGCAGTTGATGCCCTTTCTTACCAGCGGCGGCGCGGCGTTCGGCTGCGCCCTGGTCATCATCCCGATCAGCATTAAAGCCATGGTGTGGGTGGAAAAGGCCGACCTCTGGGAAATCGTGAGACGTATCAGAGGAGGTAGCTGAGCATGCTCACCATCGAACTGATCATCCCCCTGACCACTTCCCTGGCCTACCTGCTCAGCGCCCTGCGCCTGGCTTGCTACAGCCGAGGCGCCGCACGGTTTCGCCGGGGTATCTCGCTGCTCGCCAGTCTGTTCGGCGCCTCCCTGTGCCTGTGTGGCCTGGAAATCATTCTGTACCGGCCGCCGGTAAGCCTTTGGCACGCCATCGCCACGGTGCTGCTGTGCACCCTGATCTTTCGTTCTCGCGGCAACGTCGCCGCCCTGTTGAGGCCCAGCGCATGACCATCACGTTGCGTCACGGCGACCGCTCCCAGGCGGTGCGCATCCTGCAAAAAAACCTGAACGACCACGGCGCTAGGCTGGTGGTGGACGGCGACTATGGCGATTCCACCGAGGCCGCCGTGCGGGCGTATCAGTTGAAAGTCGGCTTGGTCGCCGATGGGGTTGCCGGCGAAAAGACCCAGACCAGCCTGGCCGGCGGCAGTTGTCAGCTCCTGTTGAAAAACGAGGATCTGGTGCAGGCCGCGCAGATCCTCGACGTACCGCTGGCGAGCGTCTACGCCGTCAACGAGGTGGAATCGAAGGGCAAGGGCTTCTTGGCGAATGGCAAGCCGGTGATTCTGTTCGAGCGGCACATCATGTACCGCCAGCTCGCCACGCCGCGCCACGAACGTGACAACCCCGACGAACTCAAGCGCCATGCCGACCAGCTGGCCGCCGCCAATCCGGCCATCGTCAATCCGAAGTCCGGGGGCTATGCCGGCGGCACTGCTGAGCATCAACGCCTGGGCCATGCGCGCCTGATCGACGACACCGCCGCGCTGGAATCCGCTTCCTGGGGCGCGTTCCAGATCATGGGCTTTCACTGGCAGCGTCTGGGCTATGCCAGCGTGCAAGCGCTGGTCGAGGACATGAGCGCAGGCGAGTCTCAACAGTTCGCCGCCTTCGTGCGTTTCATCCAGACCGACCCGGTGCTGCACAAGGCGTTGAAAGGCCGTAAATGGGCCGAATTCGCCAAGCTCTACAACGGCCCGGATTACCAGCGGAACCTGTACGACATCAAGCTCCAGCGCGCCTATGAGCGGCACGCTGAGTACGGCTGCGGCCAGGCGGTGGCGGCATGATCGATCTGGAGGCGGTGCGCAAACTGGACGTCCAAGACGGCAACCTGTTGGTGGTGCCGGAAAATACCGAGCAAGCCGATATGGAGCTGCTGTGCGAAGCCCTGGCCTACATGACCCCCGGTTGTCGGGTCGTCATCGTGCGAGGCCCGGTGGAGCTGATGGACGTCGGCGACATGAACAAACTGGGCTGGTACCGCGCATGAGTACCCTGCGCCAGGCGCTGCACGGCATCGCCCTGCTGGGCGCCCTGGCGCTGCTCATCTGGGGCCAGGAACAACGCATCACCGTGGCCGAGAAGAACACCGAACTGGCGGGGAAGGACATCAAAATCGCCCGCGATGAAGCTGACAGGCTGCGCGCCAATCTCAGCACCCTGCAAAACACCCTGAACGACGAGCGCATTGCCCAGGCTGCCCTGCGAACCCAGCAGGATCAACTGCGCCAGGGGCTGGCAAAGCGCGAGCAAACCATCGAGGCGCTGAAACGTGAAAACGAAGACCTTCGCGACTGGGCTGACCAGCCTTTGCCTGAGCTTGCTCGCCGGCTGCGCGAGCGCCCCGCCCTCACCGGCGCCGACGCTTATCGTCAGTGGTTGTCCGGCCGTGGTGCCCTGCACCCTGCCGGCGACAAGCCCACTCAATAACGGCGATCAGCTCACCGACCAGGACCGCGTCGAAGCCGCATGGGCTGAATGCGCCGGCCAGGTAGACATGGTGTTCAACCATCAACAGGCGGCCCCATGAACAAACCCGAAAGCCTGCGCGCCCATCTACTGAGCACAGTGGCCGAACTCAAGCACAACCCCGACCGGCTGCTGATCTTCATCGACAACGGCAAAATCCGCTGCACTGCGGCTGCCTCGTTATCGTTCGAATACAGCTTTGATCTACAAGTCATCCTCACCGACTACGCTGGTCACCCCGACAGCGTCATGTTGCCGTTGCTGGGCTGGCTGAGCGTCAACCAGTCCGAGCTGCTAGAAAACTTGAACAAGTCTGCCGAGGGCATTCAGTTCGAGGCCGACATCCTGGACAACAGCAAGGTAGACCTGAGCCTGACACTGCCGCTGACCGAGCGTGTGGTTGTGGGGAAAGACGCCGACGGTAATACCACCGTCCACCATCCTGGTGAACCTCGGCAGGTAGCCGCGTTCCTCGATCCGGCGTGGATACCTGGCGCCCAAGGCACCGGCGGTGAATGGGTCGTGCCGAAATGACCAACCGGCTGGAAACGTTGGAGGATTGGGCGGCTGGCCTGCTCGGGCAACTCGCACCGGCATCGCGCAACAAACTAGCCCGCAGCATCGGTCAGGCGCTGCGGCGCAGTCAGCAGCAGCGAATCATCGCCCAGCGCAACCCGGACGGCAGCAAGTACGTACCGCGAAAGCAGCGTAACCTGCGGGGGAAGCAAGGGCGGGTAAAGCGGAAGGTGCAGATGTTTCAGAAGCTGCGCACGACGAGTTTTCTGAAGGTACACGGCGACGGCGATGCCATCAGAGTGGGGTTCACAGGCCGAATCGCCAGAATTGCCAGGGTCCACCAGTACGGTTTAAAGGATCGCGCCGAGCGTGGCGCGCCCGACGTGCGCTACGAGCAGCGCGAGGTACTGGGGTTCACTGAGGTGGATCTTGATTTGATTCGAGACGGATTAATTGCCCACCTCTCTGAATAAAATATTTACTCGCGCACAACAATCTCCACACGACTAAGAACTAACAGATAAGGACTGCAAAAAAATGGTACGCCAAAATTTTAGAATAATTGCTGGCTTATGGATCGCTGCTTTTCTCTTAACATTTCCGTCCCCTATCATCGCAGGCATTTACAAGCAACCTGAAATAGCAATATTCACGTTAATTATCGGAATATTCTTAACCTTAATACTAGTTCTTGATATAAGACAAGACCGCATAATCAAAGGACTATTAATAATATTGCTTGGAGTATCATTCCAAACAATCTACTTAGAATTAGTATTCATTTTCGTTCCCGAGAACACAATTCCAGAAGATTGGAAAAGCTACCTTGATATCTACTCGCAAGTTTTACTATTTGCATGCTCAGGCGCGGGAGGAAGCATAATTGCGGCTCACGCAGACAAAACTTCTCTCGATAACGACGCAGCTGTGCCAAGCAAAAAAATTCCAGACCTGAAACCGGAATTAAAACACCTAACAACAGCCATAGAAAATTTAAATAAAAAATTCAACATCACCATCGGCGTACTGACCGCCTCAACATTAATGATTCTAGGGATATATTTAATCCGATAGGCCGAACAAAAATATCATCCTAAGAAACATGCGCAATGGTGCTGAACACTGCATAGATAAACTGTAAAGGCCCCGCCTACAACACCCCCGAGCTGCACTCCCGCACGCGTGGCGCCACTATCGGCGCCATGAACGACTTAGCCACCCTCGCCCGCCTGATCGAAAACCTCATCCGCTTCGGCACCATCGCTGCCGTCCAGATGCAGCCCCCGCGTGTGCAGGTCAAAACCGGAACCCTGACCACTGCCTGGTTGCCGTGGATCGCGCTGCGGGCCGGCGCCGACCGGGTGTGGAACCCGCCGACAGTCAATGAACAAGTTCTGCTCTTCAGCCCCTCGGGCCAGCTCGGCAACGGCGTCGCCTTGACCGGCCTCTTCAGCGACCAGATCCCCGCCAATGGCGACCGCGAAGGACTGCACCGCGTCACCTACCGCGACGGCACGGTAATCGAGTACGACAGCCTCGAGCATCACCTCAATGCCACGCTCACCGATGGCGGCACCACCAACCTGGTCAGCACCGGCGGCATCAACATCGTCGGCGATATCACGCACCAGGGCGATTACATCCAGACCGGCAACCAGAACGTCACCGGCACTGTCACCGTCTCGGTAGACGTAGTGGCCGCCGGCATCAGCCTGGTGAAGCACCCGCACGGCGGCGTCATGCCTGGCAGCGGCAAGACGGGGAAACCGGAATGAACCGACACACCGGCGGCGCCATCAGCACTGTGGAAAGCATCGCCCAATCCATAAGCGACATTCTCAGCACGCGCATTGGTACCCGGGTCATGCGGCGCGAATACGGCAGCTTGTTGCCCGAGCTGGTTGACCATCCCTTCAACGACATCACCCGCTTGCAGGTGTACGCGGCCACCGTTATGGCGCTGATGCGCTGGGAGCCGCGTATCAGCCTGAGCCGCGTGCAATTCCTGGGCGCCACGCTGCAAGGTCAATCCTCGTTGGATATCGAGGGCAGCATTGTTGATAGCAACGAGCCGCTGAGCCTAAGCGTGCCGCTGAACTTGGGGGGTAGCGTATGAACTCATTCGTCGCGATTGACCTGGGCCAGCTTCCCGCGCCTGAGGTCGTTGAGCAGATCGATTACGAGCAGATCCTCGCCGAGCGCAAGGCCTACACCATCAGCCTCTGGCCGGTCGAGGAACAAGCCGTGATCGCTGCACGACTTGAGCTGGAGTCTGAGCCTCTGACCAAACTGCTCCAGGAAAACGCCTACCGCGAGACAGTGTGGCGCCAGCGTGTCAATGAGGCGTCGGTCGCCAACATGCTGGCCCTGGCAAAGGGCAGCGATCTGGAGAACCTGGCCGGCAATTACAACGTCAAGCGCCTGGTCATCCAGGCCGCCAAGCCCTCGGCCGTGCCGCCGGTTCCGTTGCTGATGGAAAGCGACGACAGCCTGCGGGAGCGGGCTCAAATGGCGTGGGAAGGATTGAGCACTGCCGGGCCGCGTAACAGCTACATCTTTCATGCGCGCTCTGCTGACGGCCAGGTTGCCGACGCCACTGCCGAGAGCCCTGCCCCGGCCGAAGCGGTGGTGACGGTGCAATCGATCCTCGGTGACGGCAGCGCCTCGCCCGCGCTGCTGGCAAAGGTCAACGCCTACCTCAGCGACGACGACCGCCGCCCTGTCGCGGATCGGCTTACCGTGCAAAGTGCTCAGGTCATCAACTACCAGGTCAAGGCCAAGCTGTTTCTTTCGACGTCCGGCCCTGAGAGCGAGTTGATTCTCGCGGCAGCCAATGCGCAGTTACTGGCCTTCGTGCACCAACGGCGCCGCCTGGGCTTGGAGGTTTCGGAATCGATTATCCACGCCTCGCTGCATGTTGAGGGTGTGCGCAAGGTCGTGCTGGAAAACTGGGCGGACATCGTTGCCACGAAATACCAAGCCCCGTACTGCACGGCCATCGACTTGGCGTTGGGGGTTGAATAATGGCAGACGCGCCCCTGCTCCCCAGCACTTCGACGCCGTTAGAGCGCCAAGCGGCGCAGGCGCTGGCCCAGATCCAGCGTGTGCCGATCCCGTTGCGCACGCTGTACAACCCCGACCTTTGCCCACTGCCCCTTTTGCCCTACCTGGCCTGGGCCTTCTCCGTGGATCGCTGGGACAGCAAATGGACCGAAGCGGCCAAGCGCGCCGCCATTCGCAGCGCGTATTACATCCATTCGCGCAAAGGCACCATTGGTTCACTGCGCCGCGTCGTAGAACCGCTCGGCTACCTGATTGAAATCATTGAATGGTGGCAGACCGTGCCGGTCGGCCCTCGGGCCACCTTCAAGCTCAAGGTCGGCGTGCTGGACACCGGTATCACCGAAGAGATGTATCAGGAACTCACCTGGCTGATCGACGATGCCAGGCCCCTGACACGCCACCTCACCGGGCTTGCCATCAGCCTTGAAACCACCGGTTCAGTTCATATCGGCGCCTGCATCACCGAAGGCGATGAAATCGATATCTATCCACCCACGCAGCGCGACATCGAGGTCACGGGCTACATCCACCAGGGCGGCCGTGAGCACCAGATAGACACCATGGACATCTACCCATGACAGACCAAAACACCCAGTTTTTCGCCATTCTCACCGCCATCGGCAAGGCCAAACAGGCCAACGCCGACGCCCTGGGCATCCCCTGGACGTTCGCGCAAATGGGCGTCGGCGATGCCAATGACACCGACCCGATCCCCAACGAGCAGCAAACGCGGCTGATCAATGAGCGCAGGCGTGCCCCGCTGAATCAGCTCAGCGTTGACCCTGCCAACCCCAATATCATCATTGCCGAGCAGGTCATCCCCGAGAACATCGGCGGTTGGTGGATTCGTGAAGTCGGTCTGTATGACGCTGAAGGTGACTTGGTTGCCGTGGCGAACTGTGCGCCAAGCTTCAAGCCGCTGCTGACTCAAGGATCGGGCCGTACCCAAGTGGTGCGGATGAACCTCATCGTCAGCAACACCGCCAACGTCGAGCTGAAAATCGAC